AGCTCCTTTTGTATTTATTTATTAAACCGTCTCAAACATAGCTTTAGCTTTATCTTCTTTAAGCTGTCTAAGAACCTGTCTAAACTCACTCCAAGAATTAATAGGCTGAGCCATCGCACCGGGAATAGCTGAATAACCTTTCTCAAATGCTAAAAGAAAATGCTTAGGGAATTTAACTGCGGTAGTTGTCTTACCTGTCTTCCATCCACCATAAAGGAAAACACTATACCCTCTCATGTCTCGACTCACCTGATGGGGCTGAACTGAAAAAATATCTATATTACCCATTATTTTTCTCCTGTAAAATTTGTTCTCTTAATTCTTCTACTGTTATGTTTAATTCATTTGCATGTAAAGCTTTATGACAATTAGAACATAAAGTAATACATTTATCTAGTTCTGCTAAAATTTTTTCATTTAATTCATATCCAGTAAAATTATTACTTAAATTAAAATTTTTATCTTCATCTCCATTAATATGGTGAAATTCTAATGCAGAACTATATTTATTAAAACCACATAAATAGCATTTATCTCCAATTATTTCTAAAGCATGTTTTTTACCCATTAATCTAGCTTTTGCAGTTTGTTCATTTTTGCTTAAATTTTTAGGCATGCAATTATAACAATATTTTCTATTTACTTCTCCAAAAGGCAAAATAAAATTTTCTTTGCAACTAGGACAACATAAAATAATTGGATTTTTTTCTCTATCTAATTTTCTTTTAATAGTATGTTGCTGAGAAGGTGTTAATCCTGCGGGCATACAATTATAACATATCGTTGAACTAGCTCTTTTACTATTATCAAATGGTTCATTACAATATTTACAATTTATTATTCCCATTTTAAAATCTCCTCAAAAAATTTCTAAATCCTATTTTTATTTTCATTTTTCGAGCGTCTGCGTTCCAAGCTCAATTATTTCTACATAAATTGAAAAGGAGGAGCAAAAGCTCCTCCTTCATATTTATTTATATTAGAAATTAAAGCCACCAGATGCAGCACTAGCAGTTGCTGAAGGAGTTGCAGCTGCCTTAGATGCCTGATATTCATCCTGTCTCTTCTTAATGTCGGCAAGATAAACCTCACGATCAGCCATAGCCTTCTTAACATCTTCCTCAGTGATACCGTTCTCCGCATCACCAATTTCGTAAGTCTCCTTTGCAGTTCCGGTAATAACCCACTCTTTAAGAGTTCTAGTATATTCCTTAACAGCAGACTCACCGAAAGCAGATTCCTCTTCTCTCTTGGTTACGATAGTCTGACTCTCAATATTTCCCCAAACCTTTGTAAAAATAAGATTTGAAGGAGAAGCATCAAGACTCTCAAAATACTTGATACCACCACTATTCTTAACAACAAGTTCTACAGGAAGAATAGCATTTCTGAAATTAAATACAGCACCCTTAACTACAAGATAATCTGCATCAATATTACGTTCAGGATCTGCTTCTACAAGACGAGTTCCATTGATAAGCATATCAAATTCAAACTTATTTCTTGCAGATTCTTCATCAAGCTTAGTTACAACAGTTACAAAACCACCATCATTTCTCTTTGCAGAAACGAGAGTTTCTTCACCATCACGATTGCTATAAAAATCATTAAGACCAAGTGCGGTATCAATCTTAACCATTGTAGCATTTTCAATACCATCATTTACAACAGTCTTATACTTGTTCTCAACAATACCCTTAAGTACATTAAAAGTTGCATTTACAGTTCCCTTTGAGGTAGTAGCAGTTACATAGGTAAAGTTTACTGTAACAACATTAAGTCCAGCATCATCAGTTGCAACATCAAGAGTTCCTCCGATGTACTCAGTTCCGGGATGCTTAGAAGTCTCTCCGGTTACCTTAATTGCAAGATTATGATCATAAATCTTTCCACTGACACGCTCTCTGTTAATTGCCTTCTTCATTTTAATTCTCTCCTTAAAGTTTAAATTAAATTTCTATAATATTATTATATCATAAAATTTTACAAATGTCAAGTTTCATTAGGATTTGCGGTGGTGCCTTTGTCGGTAAGACTGTAGACTACCGGAGCTTCACCAAGCTTCTCCGCATAACCATCTGAAACGAGTTTTCTTAAAGCACCGGATGCAGTTCTTGATGAAATGCCAAGTCCTTCACCAATATCCTTTGCTTTAAAAAGATTATTATATGTCTCCTTGTTATCCTGCATATACTTAAGAACTATAATCCCATTAGGGGTAAATGCAGGCTTCTCCTTATCTCCAGTTGCATTAAGTCCATTCCAATAATCAAGAGCATCTGGACTAAACTCTGTCTGTGTTTTTGCTAAAAGCTCTTTTACTTCATTAATAAAACATTCTTTCTTACTCATTATAATCTCCTTGAAAAATAAAATATTATTTTCTTACTATATAATAATTATATCATAATTTTTATAAAATTTCAAGTTTGATTATAAAACAAGAGCTGTTCAGCATATGGAAGATCTTTACATGCTTCTATGAAGGTAGCCCATTCTGTAAGCTTATGACCAGACCTCCAATGAATAATATTACGTAAAACTGCATAATCTGCAGTCCAGGTTCTAGTCTGCTGCCATCCTGCTGGAAGAACTCTAATTAATTCCTTCCAATATCTAATATCTTTTGTTTCAAGATATCTTTTACGCAAAGTTTCACAATAGCAGATTATACTATCCCACATATCATCAACATATTCATCAATATTATAAGGTTCATTATCATACATTTTTAATGAACCATTATAATCATCCATTTCAAAGCAATCTTTTGTTATTGGAGTTGATGAAAGTTTGTGCATGGTTGAAGTAGAATTAGCTGTAGTACCTACTTTATAGGTATCCATTTCAGACCACCAATATCTTGGAGCTGTTATATCCATAGATACAAAAATTTGACGAAGGAATTTATCATTGGGGGATCCAGCCTTAATCATTCTTTGAGCAAGATCCATATCTTTTGGACCTATACCTAAGAAAGTACAATACTCAGTATCTACCGCAAGAGCTTGGTTTCCGCACGCATACTCATTTTCTGTAGTATCCGCATACCAACCAGTATCTGCTTTATCATAGCTTTCCATAGGATGCCTAAGACCATGCATAGCATTTTCCCAGTTTCCTGTCCAAACTCTCTCTATTTTCATACAAACTCCTTGGCAATTTCATCTACAAAACCTTTTTCTACACCATCTTCTGCAGTATACCAAACATCATCTTTTTTAATATCCATATACTCTTCTTCTGTTATTGAACTATTTTCAATAACAATATCTTTAAGCTGCTTCAACTGACGCTTATAGAATGCTGTATAATTTTCAAACTGTGAAGCAGTACCACCATTAGATGTTGCGCCTTCATGGAATAAAAATGACGCATGAGGATATGCAAATCTTTTATGACCACAAATAAAAGAAAAGAAACCACCTGAATATGCACAACCAATGCATATAGTCCAAACAGGTGTTTTAGACATTTTTATTGAGTCAATAATAGTAAAGGTATCTGTAAGATATCCACCATTAGAGTCAATATATATTTTAATTGGTTTTCTATCTTCTATTGGAATATTATGCTTTTCATCATAATCATTCCAAAATTTGATATAGCCGCTAACAGAAGATCCAGTTCCGGCTTCTATATCATAAAGATAAACTTCTCTATCAAGAGCACCATCAAGATTAACTATATCTTCAAAATTTTTAACATCTTCCTTTACATTTTTAGGAAGCTGTTCCATTAAATCTTCGAGATCTATTTCAAAAGTATCAATTTTTTTCGACATAAATCCCTCCTTATTTTTTATTTATTTCCTCGATTACTATTAAATCCAAATTCATATGAATTATATAAATCAATATAATATTTTTCTTTTTCATTTAATTGATCCCGAGGACATTCTTCAAGAACTTCAAAAGCAAAGTTCCAAACTCCGTATTCTTGCATTGATTTATAAAGTTTATTACCTGCGGGAGTATCTATTCCAAGACCGCACTTCACATGATCAGTCCAACGATCTTTTATGCTAACCGCTTG